TGAGCGCTATGATATTGTCTGTCGTACCCGTCCTAATAGCCACCACCGACTCAACATGGTTGCTGACGGTAGGATTGTTATCTGTAGGCGCAGAAGCCAACACCACGCCGCCAGACCCGGTAACGGCAGACCCCAACGCTGTAGCTACACCTGTTCCAAGACCAGACACGCCGGTAGAGATCGGCAAACCTGTGGCGCTGGTAAGCGTGCCGCTGGACGGCGTACCAAGAGCACCGCCGTTAACCACAAATGATCCGGCGGAGCCAACAGCCACGCCCAACGCCGTAGCCACACTAGTTCCAAGGCCAGACACGCCGGTAGAAATAGGAAGCCCCGTGGCGCTGGTAAGCGTGCCGCTGGACGGCGTGCCGAGAGCACCACCATTGACCACAAACGCGCCAGCAGATCCAACAGCCACGCCCAACGCCGTCACCACGCCTGTGCCGGTCGTGGCTGTTGTGGGTGCGCCTGTTCCGCCGCCAATGACAAGCGAGTTAAGCGCCAAGGCCCCAGACGAAGCCCACGCTGTGGTGCTGCTAAAGTAGGGAATACCACCTTGCGTACCGGCGACGGCCAGCGTGTAGGTGCCGGAACTCGTAATTGGCGAGGCCGTCCCGCTGTTCGAGAGGATGCCGCCAGCGCCAGTCGCAACGGTAAGTCCGACGCTCGTGACGGATCCAACTCCGGCAGCGACCCAGCTCGTGACGCCCGTGCCATCAGTGGACAGCACATTGGTGCTGCTACCCGCCGAAACAGGCAGCGTCAGGGTCCACGCGGCGGAAGCGGACGCGCTGGACTGGATTGTCGTGGAGCGGGCGGCGACGTTCGTGTTGGCGAGGACAATGGATCCAGCCGTCGTGCTCTGGACGCCAAGCGTCAGTGCGCCGCCGCTGATCGTGGCGTTGGCGTTGCCGGAGATGGCGCTGGCACCCGAATAGTAACTGAGCTGGTTCGTCACGCCAGTGTTGACGGTGACGCCGCCGCCACCAATTGACGCCCAAGTTCCGTCGCCGCGCCAATAAGTTGAAGCTGTCGCGCCCGTGCCGGAGTTAAGATTGGTGACCGGCAAGTTTCCGGTGACGCCAGTCGTGAGCGGCAACCCGGTGGCCGAGGTCAGCGTCAGAGACGTTGGCGTGCCGCCCGCGCCATTAAACAGAACCGGAGCGCCAGCGGATCCAACCGCCACGCCAAGCGCCGTGCGGACGCCCGTGCCGTAGGCGAACTGGCCCAATTGGGTGCTGGCATCGACATAAAGGCCGTAGCCAACTTGCGCGCTGTTGCTAATCGGCGAACCAATCGACAGCGATGCAGCCGTCGGGGCTACGGAACCAAGCGTCCCGCCATTGTTGTAGAGGAGGTAGCCGTTCGTCGCGCCAGAAATGGCTGTCGCGCCCACAGTCAGGACAATCGGTGCCCAAGTGCTGTCGCCGCGCAGGAAGGTTGAAGAAGACGGCGTGCCGCTGGTGACTGAAATTCCGCCCACCGGCAACCCTGTACCATTTGCCAACCCAATGGATGCGGGCGTCCCGGTCGCATTCGTCAAGACGAGCGACGTGGGCGTCCCAGCATCACCATTGAGCAAAACCATCGCGCCGTTCGTGCCGGTCGCGATCTGGATTGCGTTCAATACGCCGGTTCCGTAGGGGAACTGCCCGAGAGTTCCCGACGGGCTGACGTACAGGGCATTGCTGGCGGTGCCACCCGAGACTACGCCGCCAATCGTGACCGTAGGCGCGGGCAGGGTCGAGGACGTGAAGGCCACGAGCTGGTTGACGGTCAGGCGGACTGTCGCGCTCGACTGCACCGCCGGGATCTGCTCCGTCCCGTTGATGGAGGTGGCCAGAGGCAGGTTGGTGATGGTTGTGTTTGCCATTTTAGACGCCCGCCTGCGGTATCTGCGCGTAGTTGTAGGGTAGGCCGACCTTCGTCGTCAAAACCTTCGTCGTCCCAGTCAGGATCGACCCCGCAGCTATAGCAGAATTGACCATGTAAGTGAACGCAGTGGCCGTCGTGACGGTGACCGAGTAAAAGCCGTCGGCGACTTTGTTCGTCGTCCCCGCCACAGAAACCTGTGAATTGCTGATTAAATTGTGAACCGAGCTGCACGTCACGGTGATCGTGGCCGTTCCGTTCGCCACTATCGACAGGACGGGCAGGGGGACTGCGTAGGCCACTGTCCCCTGCAAGGGCATGATTGCGGGCTGCTGGAGCCCCACGGGCACGCCAATGGGCTGCGTGGTGATGTCCACGCCATCCTGCGTCGTGATCACAGTCGTGTCCGGGATCGGGATGCCGGTCAGGGGGTCGGTCACCGTCGCAGACGAAATGGTCAGGTCGTCCGTGGAAGCCGCGACGAAATTCTGCGTGCGGGCGTTCATGATCGGCGTCGGATCCGCCGGGACAACAATTGCGCGGAGCTGCTCCTGCGGGGTGTCGTAGCAGGAGTTGCAGACCAGCAGGCGCGTGTTCAGGAGGGCGACGCCGCGCCAGTCGAACTGCCACTTGAGGTCAACGTGGTTGTAGCGGAAGCCGCAGCGGTCGCAGATTGCGTGCGCCTGCGGGTTCGTCGCGCTTGTCCGTGCCCTGCCAGCCTTTGAAGCCCAGCCCATGACGTGCCCCTACGGCCTGAAGTAGCCACCAATCTGGGGCGAGATATACTGCTGCGCCTGCTCAATATTTTGCTCGGCGGCGATGTTGTACGCCTCGTCAGCCAGCGGCTTGAGCAATTGCATTTTGTCTGGGGCCCAGATTACAGCGAGACGCGCAGCAAGGCCATAGGCGAAGGCGTCCATCCAGAGGTAGGGGATCTCGACCTGAGTGCCGTTCTGGAGGACAGCATCCTGCACCTGCCGGACGCGGTAATATTTCAGGTTCTGCGCGCTCGACCCGTCTGGGACGGGCCACAGGGTGATGGTGGGCTTGTTCGGCGAGACCGTGCCAATCAGGCGGTCAAACCAGAACGTCGTCGTGAAGCCCTGCTGCTCCTTGTTGGGGTAGGATGCGTATTCGGTGCGGCTGACGGGCATGATGATGCGGTCAATGGGCGCTCCGTTGCCGTTGTCGATCTCCATGTATGCGTCGAGGATCATCACGGTGTTCAAATCGACGTCGTAGGACGCCTGACCCTGCACCAGAGCGACCGTGACGAGGTCCACGGCCCACAGGTTGACGCCCCTGTTGGACCAGTTGGAGCAGAGCATGTTGGCGGCCATGCGTGCCGCCTCCATGTGCTCCTGAAGCAGGGACGTGTTCCGGAGGCCGCAGAGATTGTACGCATAGAGCGTGATCTCGCCGAGCGACGGGTTGAAGGTGTATGTGCCGCTCGTTGCCATTTTCTATTCCCTACGCGGGCCCAGCCTGAACAATTTTTGCGGTGATCGTGCCCGCATTTGCGGACGCATTGACGCAAATGGCGCGGCAGGGGATCGTGATAGCCCCGGCGATAGCGGCGGAGCCAGACGCGAACGGCGGGGCGACGAACCAAGCGGCGGACGCCGCCGAGTAGCCCGCAGCATTCGGGTCATCAAGGGAATATTCAACGGTGAAGGTGGCGGTGGAGCTGATCGACACCGCGACACCAATGTTGAAGGGCGTCTGGAAGTCGTCAACGACGCAAATCGTGCTGCGCCCGGTGCCGGTCTTGGTGATTGAGTTGTACTGCATCTCATTTTCCCTTCGCGCGCCCGGCGGCGACGTTGTCGATCAAATTCGGATAGGGCCGACCGGCGGCGCGGGCCTTGGCCTTGGCGGACTGAACCTGCTTGCGGTTCAGGCTCTTCTCCTTGGCGTCCTTGGGTGCGTCTTTTTCCCAAAAAGGCTTGTCCATGTCAGCAGTCCCACTTCCGAAGCGACTTGTTGATCCGGCTGTCCGGGTCAGCGGCCTTCGCGGAGCCGGTGAGCTTCCGCTTCATGCCGGTCATTCTAGCGCAAAAGCTGTCCTTGCGCGAGCCGCCCTCGGGCTGCGGACGCTTGATGTCGTGACCTTCGGCCTTGAGAGACCGCCGCCCCGCGTCATTAAGGCCACCCGCTGGGTTTTTGCCTTCCTTGCGCGTCCAAGCACCAGACATCCCAAGCCCTCCTCATAGTGATGCGGGGGCACAATGGCCCCCGCACTTAGGCCCTACTCGGCCACTACTCAGTAATTAGCGCCCTTGCCACGGGGCGTGCCCGAGCCCGACGCGGACGACATGACGCCGCCGCCGGACTTGCGCGGCTTGCGACCGGCGTGGGCCTTGGAGAACATTCCCTCGGCCTTGCCCATAGCCTTGCCGCCCTTTTTGAAGCCGTCAGTGCCGTCCATAGCCTCGGCGGCGACCTTGCTGTTGCCGCCAGCGTAGGCCGTGTGGGACGTAGCTTGGCGCTTGCCAGAATTACCCTTCATTAGAACCTCCTATTAAGCGTTTTCAGCCTGAATGTAACGAACAACCAAGTCACCGACGCCCGAGCCAGTGTTTGCCGAAAGTGCGTAGATGATGACGTCAGACGTGCCGACGTTCGTCCACTTCGTGGTGCGGGTGGCGTCAGTGCCGGGCGTGAGTGCGGCGAGGCCAATGGCCGAAAGCGAGCCAGCCGACACCAACTCGGTCGATGTCGCGGAAGTGCCAATGCTGATCGTCGTAGCAGCACCCGTCCAAGCAGTCGTCGCCAGCACCTGAATGTTGACGATGTGGCTGTTGGCGGGGATAACGATGCTTGTGGCAAGGGCCGTAGCGGTCGTCGCCTGCGTGATTGAGACCGCCTGCGCCATCACGGCGAAGCCGACGTTCTTGATCGTCCCGGCAGTGGTGCCGGTCGTGTTCAGGACGTCACCCGCCTTGATGGGGCCAGTGAATGTAACGATGCTCATGAGAGCCTCCTGTGCGAGTTGCCACACCGTCTTGCACAGTGTCCGCTAGGCCGGTCGATGTGGCTGAGATACCTAGAGAAAAAGGGCGGGGCCGAAGCCCCGCCCAGCAGATTAGGTCGGGAACGAACCGTAGATCGACCGCCAGTTGTAGTAGCCGAAGCTGTAGCGTTCGTAGCCCTTCACGAGCAGGTTGTCCGTCGTGAAATCGACTTGGAGGTCGGTCTCAAACTTGATGCGCTCCATGTACGCGAGGCCATCAATGTTCGTGAGGAGGAACCACGCACGAGCGTTCGTGAGGTAGTCATTGACCATGTAGCCTTCAGGAAGGCCACCGGCTGTTGACATGATCGCGTTGACATCATTGTCGGCAGTACCCGGACGCAGCTCGGTCTTCGTCAGGCGGATCGCGACCGGCTCAAGAGCGGGCGGGATAACCAGACGACGGCCACGGGCGAAGACCTTCAGACCGGCCTGATCTTTGAACGCAGTACGAATGGAAATCATGCCATTCAGCAGCGTGCTCTCGTTCAGGTCAGTCGTGGCGTAGTTCGAGATCACACCGCCATCGATGGGGTGGGACGCCGACACGAGGGCCACGCCGTCACCGCCAACAGACGCATTATACGTTGTCGCGGTGTTGAGCACGTTCGCGCCGTAGATTTCCTTGGTCTGCGCGAAGGACTGCGTCAGGCCGAGGTTCGACGGGGCAAACTGGCTCTTGTAGAGGTTGTCGTCCACAGCCTTGCGAGTGATCGCGTAGCCGAGGCCGATTTCCGTGTGCTCCTGATTGTAGACGAAACGCTCACCAGCCGCGTTATCAAACGCCGTCTGGCCGCCTTCAGTCTTCAACTGAGCGTAGCCGAGGAACCGCATTTCAGCAGTGCGCTCAAGAGCCATCTTGCTGTCGTGCTTGGTGAAGATCTTGTCGTACTGCGACGGGATCTGTTCGTACTGACCTTCGACACCCCGGAGGCCGGGGAGGAGGAGGTCTTTAATGGCAGAGAGATTAACAGCCATAGCGCCTTACTCC